GTCAGCATCTGACAGCCTCCCGGTCTCACCACTCCTGTGGGTACCTGGTTGGCCAGTCGAAAAGTTTGTTATGCGGGAAATGATTGAAGAGCGTGATCCGGGTGAGTCCCTTCCCAGTCTTTCGGAGTTCTCCGACAGGCTGCGACAAAGCCCACTGGTACCAGCCACGGATACCGTCGGGTTTTATTGGTGGCTCGAGATACCGGGCTCGGTCGATGTTCTACTGGCACAAGACCGGCACGTCCTCAGGGGCCGGATGATGGCGTGTTTCATCCTCTATCACGTCATCATGACCGCGCTCATCTTCTTGCGGCGCATGCCCGTCATCGGTCTATTAGTAGAGGGTTACCTGACCTACACAGTTGACGTCCCGAGGATCTATGGGCTGGCCTCCACGTTGCATTGGGTTTCGCATGGCGAGGCCTCTCCCACGATTACGAGTCTGATGCACAAAGACCCGTACACCGGGCCCAAGATCATGTGTGTGATAGCCGGTGCGCTGACACCAACGACTATCTGCAAGGCACTAAGCATACTCGTACCCCCATCCGTCACAGCCGCATTTGGCAATGCGATCGCCACATGGCGTTTGCTGTTCCAGCTCAACGACCTAGATCCGGCAGGGCAAGATTTGAGGCCTAATCCGTGGCTTGAGCTAATCGACGATCTTCTCGCCACTTTTAGAGCGAATCGCTTCAAAATGATGGTTGAGTCAGACACCGCCACAGGTAAGACTACGATGCTCGTTGCCGCACTGATAGCCCGAGGTTACAATGTGTGGTTGCTTACCCCACGGAGATACTTACGTGATACCTACAGCAACCCTTGGGTTGTCCAGGAAGATATCCAGATCTTCCGGTCGGGGTCGACAGATGAACGGACCCGCCTGAAGGTGATGACTTTCGGGCATTTCATGACTCGCTTGGCAAGAGGAATAGGGCCGGATGAGCAACATGACATCCTACTGTTCGACGAGTTTCACGAAAGAGACATCGAGGCGGGTCTGGCCTGGCTAA